AGTTTTCGAGATGGTATGCAAAAGGCTATTTGGGTACGCAAAGACAATCCCAATGCACAGAAGTTGCAGGACGCACTTACAGCAATGAGCAAAGATGCTACTGCGATTGCCAATATCCAGAAGAAGGTTGGTAAGTATGAATGGAAGATTGGTGCTGATGGAAATCGACAGCGAGACGTTCTAATGACATTCATTACTAAAGATGCACTTCGTAATCTAGTTAAGTTTAATACAGAGGCACTTGGTTTAAAAAGTGTTTATAAAGCTGACCTAGTTAAGTAAAGTATGAATCACATTACAGTAATAAAATATACAAGTGCAGTAATCATCCTAATAGCAATGGTTCTGCACGTTGCAGGCATTACGCCTTGGAATAGTTTATTACAAATGGTAGGTGCTAGTGGTTGGGTTTATGTTGGATATCGTTGGAATGAGAAAGCAATTATATTGAACTTCCTGCCACAGTTTGCTATAATAATACCAATGTTGGTATGGATGTATATGTGATAAATTTAACTAAGGGCCCTTGACTTATCCTATTCCGTGTGGTAATATAGGATATAAGATGAGAAATGAAGACCTTAAAATGTTCAATTATGGAGAAGAACTATGAATATTGGTGATGAAGTTGTATACAACGGCGACTATGGTGACATTCTCTGTGGGAAGATCACTGCTATTGGTTCTGACAAGGACTCGTATGATGACATTAAGTTGGAAGACGGGGTGTTTATGTACAAATCCAAGAAGCTAAAGAAGTATGTTGAGTTCAAGGAGAAGTCTCTGCAATCCGTTTATATCGAAATTACCCGCCAGAGCACGAGAGGTGATAAAAATTTAGACTACATTCTTCCCAATGAACTCATTGGTAATGTCTAAATAACCAACCATGTTAGTAAAAAGAACAAATCACTGCTATGATCTGAATAGATGTCTAGTTGAATGGGATCATATTCAGTCACGACTCGGTGATAATCTGTGGTCAAAACCACTAGGTGTGAACCGTCAGACTTGTATACAACGAAGTAACAAGGATGACGTTAATCCATATACAGATGGAACTGGTTCGATAACGGGCAGAAAAGGCCCTGCCGGGGTTGATGGAAACAATCCAGTCAAGGACCATATTTTGATATCACAGTCTGACTACATTATATTAAATGATATATACGAGGGTACAGTTTTTGCTGATGTGATACGGGATATGCATGGTGAGCGTTCTAGAATTATGCATATGCAACCTCGCACCACATATTTCGTACATAAAGATAAAACCCCTCGTTATCATCTGGCTCTTACAACAAACCCAAATGCTTACTTTATTTTTCCTACTTTGAATGAGATAGTTCATATACCTGCTGATGGTTACGTCTATGAGGTTGACACTACGATACTACACAGTTTTGTTAACTGTGGACCTGACAGAATGCATTTGGTGATGTCAAAAGGAGCTCATCATGATCAAGTATAGAATTATAGAAAAACAAACGGTAACAGAGGGTATGTCTGAGCTCGAAGCTGCTGAAATGCTTATGGCTTTGCGAGACAGTGATCCAAAAAAGTTGTTTGATGTAGAACAGTATAATTGGTCAGCTGATGGTAAACGATTAGGGCGTGATCCAGACCTTCATTAAACTATTATAAATAGTCCCATGCAAGATTTCATGGGTAAAGATGGTTTTAGTTGGTTCGTTGGTGTAGTTGAAGACAGGAACGATCCTGCTCAGTTAGGTAGGGTTCGTGTTCGTGTGCTTGGACGGCACAGTGATGACTTGACTCAGGTTAAGACTACTGATCTTCCGTGGGCGCATGTGATGCATCCTGTAACTGATCCTTCTATGCAGGGGTTAGGTCACACACCGTCATTTCTAACACAGGGTTCGTGGGTCGTTGGTTTTTATAGAGACAATGAAGCACAGCAACCTGTCATCATGGGTACATTGCCGGGTATTCCAGATTCAGAAGCTAATCCAGCATCAGGATTTAATGATCCAAGAGGAAAAGATTCACCTCAAAAAGGATTTCAGTTTAAACCAAAACATGGACCATATCCCGGCAATATAACTCATTCTGGACATAAAGTTGGAGAATCAGATACCAATCGTTTAGCTAGGGGTAGAGCATCAGAATCACATCAGTCTCTTATTTCCCGTAGAGAACAAAGACTAGCTGGTGATCCCTCTGGGGAAACTCCCGAAGATGTTGATGAGGGCATTGCTTACGGTATTCCAACTGCAACCAAAACAAACATAAAAACCGTCAGTGGTGAATTAAAAGAAGATGAAAAACGAGGTTTCTGGGAAGAGCCACATCCCAAAGGTATTATTGCAGATGCAAATCCGTATATCTCCTCGGCCTATCCTTACAACCATGTATTTGAGTCTGAGTCTGGTCACATTACGGAAGTGGATGACAGTCCCGGTGCAGAACGAATGTTTCGTCAGCACATGGCAGGAACATTTGAAGAGATTCATCCTGATGGCTCTGTTGTTACCAAGATCATTGGAGATAACTACGAGATTGTGATTGGTAGTGAGAACATCGTTATCAAGGGTTCTCAGAACATCACAGTTGAGGGTTCAGTAAGAGAGCTCATCAAGGGTGACTACATACAGGAGATAGAAGGTGACTTCGTTCAGAAGATTCACAAGAACCATCGTGTCAAGGTAGGTGCTGCAAACGATGCACATCCAAGAGGCCCCGGCGGTAATCGTGAAGAAGAGATTATTGGCAATCATTCTTTCAATATCAACTTGGAGGTTAAGGGCAGAGTCGGTGATGATTCGGTTGTCAGATTTGAGAAATCTAAAATTCAATTTGTTGGTGGTGGATATGATTTGGATGTTACGGGCAAGGAGATGGGTTCAAACCCCGGCGGCAATGGTATTTACATAGCAACTGATTCTGACTACACCGTCCTTGCAGGGACTAATATATCTCAGTCAACCATATCAGGGATTATGTCTCTGAAGTCTGGTAGTACACTGAATATAAAGTCAGCAGCTGCAATGACAATCAATCCTGAGACTACACTGAGTCAAATCGTTGGTACTTCGTGGACAAGCACCACAGGAACAACATGGGCGCATACCTCTACAGGTAATGCTGAGATTAACGCAGCAAGGATTGACTTGAACTAATGGCAGAATTTCAATTTATAGTGAATGGAGAACTGGTTACTTACGATAAATATGAAGATATACCAGAAGATTTTGAAAATGTTATCAAGTTTATACCAGACGTACCAGAACCAGCTGGTGAAGATGGCAATCACACTGATGAACAACATGAATCAATGGCAGTATGGAATGAAAGACTGCAAGAGCTTATGGAGAAAGAACGTGCCCGCAGCAACTAGAATTGGTGATGCAGATGTTACACACTGTTCCACCCCAGCAAGAGCAGTAGGTTCTCCAACCGTGTTTGTGAATAATATTGCATGGTCAAGACAGGGTGATAACAATACATCACACCTGTTACCCGGCGCTCCGTGTCCATCACATGCAGCACCAATTGCAACGGGTTCATCGACTGTCTTTGTCAACGATAAAGGTGCTGGTAGAATTGGAGATGGTATCAGTGGTTGCACTTCTGTTGCTGCTGGTAGTTCAGATGTATTTGCGGGGGGTTAGTCATGGTTGATTTTAAAATTCCAAATTTGTGTGGTGCTAGTCCAGAACTGAATGATGTTCTATCTAAACTTGCTGATGCGAAAGCAGACGCAAAGGCAAAACTTAATGAAGCCGCTTCTACTGCTGCAGCTGCGTTTGGCACAGCGCAAGATGAACTTGCGGGTCTGAAGAATAAACTTCAATCAATTGAGATACCAACTCTACCACAACTAAACTTGCAGGCAGAAATTGCAAGTCTTGCTTCACTGATACCCGGCACCCCAGCTTTTCTTTCTGCTCTTGCAAAAATTAAAACAGAGTTTGAAGGTGACATCAAGGCGGCCGGTTTAGAGTTAGATAGTCTTGTTAGCGATGCAACTAAAACAATACTAGGGGGTGGTGATATTTGTGCGCTTGTTCCCAATCTTGAGAAAGAGTCAGGGAGTACTGAACCAGCAGTGCAAAAACCTATTGCACCAAAACAAGCAGCTGCACCTGCCGTAACTGAAGCCGCCTCGGTATCAAACGATAATGCAACTGTTACAGCAGCAGTTGCCGAAAATAAAGAAAAGACGGAAGCTTATGCGGTTACTAATAAAGCACCAACTGAAGATAGTGGTGCAATAACAATTGTAAAGTCAGATCAAAAAATTAAAAGTCCAGCTGGAGGAGATGTAAATGTTGCGCCAGCTGGATCAGGAAAAACCTTTTCTCCTGATGGGGGCATGCCTAATAGAAGAGCATCTATGACAGAGAAGCTTAAATTGTCTCAAATAACAAATCTTGGTAAAGATGGAAGCTTTGGTGAACGGTTCTCAATGAAAGTTACATTAAAGAATCAACCAATAGACAAAATTTTAATTCATTTACACTTTGGAGATACTATGAAAAATTTTCTTATAGTACCAGAGGAGGGTTCAACCAACGCAAAGACCATTGGTACATATTATAATAGTTATTATGGTCAACATATGTTTTCGTGGATAAGCACCGCCGCTAATAGTACGGGTTCTCAAAACATAAAACTTAATGGGAAAGAATTGATATTCTCTTCACCTGCATCTTTGGCAGATCACGCCGGTAATATTGTTAGTGTTGATAATGAAATTCTCAACGTAAAAGGCACATTTCGATGTTATGGCTCACATCCCAAATCTGTATTAATAGGTGGCGTATTTGGGCCCGGAAGATTTTTGAGTGACAAATCTTTGAATAAAGAATTCGGGGGTTTTGCAGCAGTCATACAATATGTATACTTAGATAACTATGATCCAGAACCGGCCTGACGTAAAGATATAAATACAAACACATATAAAGGAGTTATATTATGGGAAAGAAAACATCAAGGTCAACACAAACATCAAAGGGTGAACGTAATAATGTTAGCAAGTCTGCAATCAAGGCAGTTCGTAGAAATTATATGAACAACGATCTTGCAAGAATGAAAAATCAGATTGCTGCATTTAAGAGAGGTAAGAATGTTATGGTGACTATTCCTAACTCAAATCCAAATGAAACAAACAAACGATTTATTCGTGTTAATGCAAAAGACGTTTGGAAATCTAATAATAAGTTTATGATGAAACAAAACACATCAGAGAGTGTATAAATATAATAAAAAGGAATACACATGGGTTGGAAAGATGCATATACGGACGGTACGTTTCAAGGTGAAAGCCGTTCATCCCAATTGTATTCTGATATTGATTTATTCTTTGGACCAAAGACGGGAACGGGCGATGTTAATAAGGTAACTAATTTTACGGCAGTCAAGCGGTCTGTAAGAAATCTTATCCTAACAAACTTCTACGAAAAACCCTTTCACCCAGAAATTGGTTCTGGTGTAAGAGATATTCTATTTGAACCTATGACGCCAATCACTGCATATGTTCTAACTATGAAGATCGAAGAGGTGATTGAGAACTTTGAACCAAGGGCTAGACTCGTTGGAGTTCGAGCTCAACCTAATCTTGACAACAACGCATATGAAGTATCCATTGAGTTTTATGTTGTTAACGCCCCAACAGAACTTGTGAATATGGAAGTTCTATTAGAGAGATTACGATAATGGCAACGACTAGAAAAAGACTCACCGTAACAGAATTTGACTTTGATGAAGTTAAAAACAACCTAAAAGTCTTTATGCGAAATCAAACAGAGTTCAAGGACTATGACTTTGAAGGTTCTGGGATGAGTGCGCTCCTTGATGTGCTTGCATACAATACTCACTACCTTGGTTTCAATGCAAACATGCTTGCAAACGAGATGTTCCTTGACTCCTCTCAGTTACGGTCAAGTGTAGTTTCCCATGCAAAGACTTTGGGATATACTACTCGTTCATCCACGGCAGCAAAAGCAGTGGTTGATGTCTTTCTGAATACAACTAATACAAGTGCAACGATGCCTGCCGGTACAGTTTTCACATCTAGTGTGGGGAATACATCTTACCAGTTTGTAACTACACAAAGTGTTACTGCATTTAATAGTGGGTCTTTTGTTCAATTCAATAATGTAACAATAGCTGAGGGTAGTTTTGTTGCAACTAGATATACTGCTGACACCCAGAATGTTGAACAGAGATTTGTTATTAATGATGATAGAGCAGATACAACAACTCTTACAATCAAAGTTCAAAATTCTGCAACGGATACTGGAAGTGCTACATATACGAGAGCAACAGATATTGCAGGATTGACTTCAACATCCAATGTATATTTTCTACAAGAGGTAGAAG